TCATTCCCAACCCGTATCCGTATCAATCCTGGACAATTCCTCCCAAGAATTTGCCTCTTGTAGGAGCGTTTTCAATTCGCCGACGCGTTGTAATAGGAAAACCTTTCGGACGGCTCCGTCGTTTAACACCTGTTTGATCTGTTCCGCGCTGTGAATCCGATATTCCTTGATTCCGTTTGGATCTACGCATTTATAAGGAACACTCGCGTTAAGCGAAACCGATCCGATCAAGTTGATTTGATCCTCTCTATCACTGCCGTAAAAATGAGGCGCGCCTAACGCGGACGAGAAAAACCCGGAAACGATTTTGGATTCGCAGATGGATGGAAGAGATCGTAATATGGACTCTTTTTTTCGATCCAGGTCGATCTTCCAACCCGATGGAGTATAAATCTGGTCCGGAAGATTTTGTCCGTCTTTGCTCTGAAGAGGCTCTTCCGTTGTTTCCGTTTCCGGATCGATTTCGTCTTCCCAATTTTGTAGAACCCGTTCGATCATCGTTTTTTTATCATAAACTTTTTTCGGTTCGAAATCCTTTATATAACCGTTTTCTATTTCCGGTTTGAACGTATCTCCGATCTGCGGGTTATAACTGGTCGCATAAACGATCTCGTGTTTGGACGGATCGAAATCGAACCAGGCGGATTTTCCCGCGAGTCGGCTTGGATCCGGATTGATCCAAATTACATTTTTGGAATGTTTATCGATGATGTAATTGCTCATGCTACCCTCACTTTATATTTTACCGCGACGTAGGCGGGAGTTGTTTCGTTGCCGGTTCGGGGGGTTCCGTTGGTTCCGTCCGAATTTGGTGTTCTAACGGGCTGACCCGTTGGCCCTCCTCCTGTAAATAAACGTGTTATATTTGCAGAGTTGGTGTTAAAGTGGACGGTTCCCGCTCCGGACGCGCTCCCTATCTCGCCCCAAAGTTCATGACCATGTCCGAACATCATATCCTGCCCCGCATATCCAACCGCACCCCCGTCGTAATTTCCACCGGCGGCTTTTGCCCTCGATCCGTGAATTCCCGCTCCTCTGGCAAAAATCCCTCTTCGATCTGGAACGTTATACGTAGTCGATCCGTCTCCAAATCCATATTCTACATTTGTAATCATCTCTCCGGTTTGTGAGGAGGTTAAATCTATGACTGTTCCGGTTGGGGTCGCGGAGATCTGGAAGTCGTTTGCGGTTGGATTTCGAATATAATAATTTGTCAATGCAGTGATTCCACCTCCGGTAAAGGAGAACTTTACGAGTTGCCCTTCGACACAACCGTGTGCGGTTGAATTGATTCGATCGGTGGCCGGAACGATTCCGCTCACGTTACGGTAGACTAAGTTCCAGAGGTTTGAAAACGCGGACCTCGAAATGGCTTGTGCGTTCGCGTCCTTGAACAATGTGGATGATGCCTGATTCAAATTGTCCTCAATGATTCCGCCTAACGGAACCTGAGCGGCTGAAAGATTTATATCCGTCAGATCGATTCTGTCTTTCAGATATTGATCGTTTCCGTACAGACGATCCACCTCGTCGTCTATAAGATCGCCGTCCGCCGGCGTGTTTTTGGTCCATGTCCTTGTTTTTGTCGGATTAAATACTGCCATTTTATTACTTTAACTCCTGTTCAAATATTAAAAAACGTTCATATAGTTCAAAAGGTGGTTCGATCTTAAAATAAGACCGGACGTGTTCTTTCTGCTTTTTTAAATCGATGTCTCTAAAGAATCCCGATTATAGCCCGTCTCCGATGTTCCGAAAACCCTTCTTCTCGCAATACTCCAACGGATTAGAGGGAGTTGAAAAAGCGGCCACCGGAAGCATTTCAATTTTCGACTTACCTCGATCCCGGTTTCAATCGTTGTTTTGCCCGAGATGATTCGAATCATACGAACTCCTCTTTAATTACGAATTCGTAAAGTATGAGATTGTCCTTCGGCTTGGAAGGAAACGTTTTGAGAAAGAGCAAACCTCCGTCCTTATCAAACAATCCGATCTCGTCGATCTCGTAGCCGATCAGTTCCGCCTGTTTTACGGTCGTTTTAAAAAATCGAGAACCGTCCGGATCGGTTTGTATTTCGACTAACTTTCGAAATACTTCATTCTGCAGTCCAGTATCTCCCGGTTGGGGAATGCGAGGTTTTCCTTGATTCCTTCCGCCGATCCCAAACGCAATTTCATACGGTAGAACTTTTACGTTTCCTTCGCAAAAGACGGTAAAACCGTTCAAGGGCCAGGTTCCGTCCAAATAAGACGCGCGTAACGCGGAACCGTATAAACGACCGTCTAACGTGGATGTTTCAAAACGGTAACTGATGATGGAATTCACTCCGCCGGCTCGAATCTGCGCGATCGCCTGATTGAATTCGGGCGCCACTACGACCGTATCGATCGATCCCTTAAAAATCACTCGGATCGTGGCCGGACGTTTCGTACTTCCGGAAAGAGGATATTCTCCGTTAAACGTCAAGTTTCCGTCTAAAAGCATCGGAGCCCCGCCGTAACAGAGCTCTTGGATTTCGTATAACGTTCCGGTTCCCGCAAGGATCTGAGAACCGATTTCGTTCATAGAAAAAATGTCGCCCTTTGACTTTCGTTTTTGTCTTGCGATCGAAAGAAAAATTCGATACCTGAAATCGTCGCTTCCGTTTCTGGGTTGTTTGAGGTTTTTCCCTATGAGGTCGAGTATCGCCCCGCTTTGATTTTTATAATCGGTAATTCCGGAGATCGATTCCAAAACGGAACTCGTCTCTTGAAGTAACTCCAATTCCGCCTTCCACTTCTTTCCGATCTCCGATTCCGGATCCTGATTAAAAAGAGAAGAAGGATATTTTTTTAGGATTTCCTCGATGCTCGTCATATGAAATTCACCTGAATATTGGCGGTGATCAATTTTGCACGTTGTCTGCTATTGATCGCTAACGTATCGAGCAACGCGGGAGAGGAGAATCCAACCTTGGCGTTCATCGATTTGATCCCTAAAACGTTAAACGAATTGTACTCGGTAAGTCCGCTTTGAGCCGCGATCAACTTCCATGAGAAAACGTCGGCGCCGGTACCATCCCCTTTGTAAGAAGTGGAAACGGAAGCGATCGTATCCACTCCTCCGATCACCTTGATACAATTCGTTTTGACGATGGTTTCGGATCCGGGCGCCCAGAGAATCGGATCCTTAACGATATCGATTTTTACAAAAACGTTCACGTCGACGGGTCGATTGAAATGATACGTTCTCGGAACTCCCTTGTTATCGATCACCGTCGTCATTTCCGATCCGAAAGATTCGATTCCACCGGGCCAGTTTCTTAAAAATACTTCTCCGATTTCTGCCGCCGTACCTCCTTCGATGACCGCTTCCATGGAATGCGAGGGACGTCCTTCTGCATCTACAAAGTCGGTTGCGTTTTCATACACGACCGCAGTCAATACGGATTCGATGTTATTCAAAACTCCTTGTACGTTCGCGGCGGAAGATCCTCCGTTCACGCCTTCTTCGATAAAACGGTTAAGATATTCGTAATCCGTTTCGATCGATCGTCCTCCGCGGGCAGGTTCCGGATTGGTTACGAAATCGACTCCGGTGATCGCGGTGTTGATCGTATTGATCGTGTTAGCCCCCACATTCGCTTTGATTCCGTATTCCATTTCCAAAGCCTGCGCGTTGAGAAGAATCGTTCCTCCGGAAACGGAACCCGACTCGATGGTGATAAATAAAATTCCGCTTCCGTTCCGGCAAATGACTCCGACCGGAACGAACGCTCCGTCCACGCCTGAAAACCGCAACGTTACGATGGAACGTTTGGCCGGTTGACGTTCGGCGCCGAGGGGATTTAAGACCCGATCCAAAGAAACTCCGGTCGCGGTATGGGCGAAGTTGGAATAAAAAACCGCTTCCGCAAGTTGATGGATCTTATCGATCTCGTCCGCGAGAATTCTCATACGAATCCCGTCTTCGCTTACGATAGAAAGATCGATATCCGCTCCGAGATGAGTCGTGTAACTTTCCTCCAGATCGGTTAAAATTTCCTCTCTTGTTTTACGTATAAATCCCTGTTCGGCGACTCCGCTCATCGTATTTCCTCCGTAACGATTCCGTATCGAGTAATTGCTGAAAATTGAATATTCAATTTTCTATTTATTCCGTCCTCTTCGATCAATTCGATACTCTCGATCGATATCGTCTCCGGGTCCTTTTGAAGGATTTTTTTGATTTCCGTCAAAACCCTTTCTTTCGAAACCCTCGCGGAGAATATCGTTTGCCAATCGATACCGGCTAACGGCTCGTATTCGGATTCACCGAGGGACAAACGGATCGCGTGTTTGATCCTTTGGGAATAATACTCCAGACCTTCGATCACGATCGGTTTACCCGCGCTTCGAACGACGTCCCTATTTTCAATCTTCAAACCTTTCATCCGATTTTTACCTTTCCCGAAAGAATTTGTTCCACCTCGGCCTTTCGAACGTTCAGCTGAGCAACCACGGAAGGCGCAAGACCTGCGGGAGAACCCGGAACCGTGTTTGTCGTAAACGAGGCGGAGTTGTTTAAAAAGACATCGATCAATAACTTCATAAACTGGACCAACGACTCACCTAACACCGAATATTCGGTAAGGTCGATCAAACCGCCTTGAATTTTGATCGTATCACCCTCCATCTGTATGAGTGATTTCCCTTCCTTGTGTCCTATGATAAGCCCCGGTTTGTTTGCGGTAAGAGCGGGCAAATCCGCTTTCCCTTTAAATCCGCCGACCACACAGGCGCTCTGAAGATCGAAAAGGGAATCGGAAACGACCGCGTCCACTCCGCAAATCGCGGCGGAAATATCGTGTGTGGAAAAGGATACCCAGACCTTATCTCCGCGTTTATAATCCGGTTTGATATAAAAATCCCCAGCCCAAAGACTACCCACCCGAATTCCGGAAAGAACCGGAAAGGGGCGTTCTTCTCCGAAGCCGTCCTCTTTTTTAAATGGAATTCTAACGTTAGCCGTCATCTCCGTCGGATTAAAGGATTCGACGATCCCGGGAAGACCGACTTGAATTTTGGATAAGTTATTTTGAATCGCGCCCAATATCGCTTCGTCCAATTTCATATCGGTAACACCTCCAATTCGGAAAAATTGGAGGAATCGAACGTCGAAAATTTATGTTTTCCGCTTACGATCCTACATTCCGAATCGAGTCCTCCTCCTTTTACGGTGATGACCGTATTCTTCTTGAATTTGTGCCGGAAAAGACTCGTAACCTTCCAGGTTTTCCGCCCTTTTTCGGGAACGCCGATTAGCCCCGAAGAATGATCCAGATAAATGCTACTGTTTTTTTTCGACGGATTCCGCGCGTCGATGTGGAGAAATCCGTCCTGAAACCAATATTCAGATTTTGTTAAATTACAAAAACGACGTATACAATCGCCTAACTCCGTGTTGGCGCTGAAATCGACGATTTTATTCTCGCCCAAATTGATTCTTCCGGGCTTGATATTTCCCCGATTCAGAATATCCAGGATCACCGTTTGAGCAGGAAGATCGGTATACGTTTTCATAATATAATAGCCGCTCCAAGAACCGGCGCTCCCGCTGATTTGAAACTCCAACTTTTTTTCCGTTCCTTCCCGTTTGAATTTGGGAAGAATCACTTCGCCGGAAACGACGAGTCCGTTTTCATCCTTGTAACCCGCGTTTAACAACGCGGTGGGATACTGGAATCCTTTTCCTTTCGATTTTGCTCCGATCAAACGAACGGTGTCCTCGTTTACGTTGTACAAAGTCACCTTGGTTAAATTCAATTTGTCTAATTCGGTTTCAAATTCGAGATCAAAAGGCGGATAACGGAACTCTTTTCCCAATCCGACTTTCGGAAGAATTTCCAAAGAAGCGACACGACCGAACAGTTTCGGATTTCCGTTCATTCTTTAACTCCTATATAAATTTTTACACCCGCTCCGAAAGTTTCGAGATTCACTGGGATATCCTTAAATTCTTCCCTGTAATAATCGTCCAGATCGAACGGAGTTAAAAGAATCGTTACCGGAAACCCGTCCACCACCGCGTGATTCAACGGTACTCCGTAAACCAATCTGGACGCGAAAAGATCCTTATCGTCCCGGTCCCGAACCACGACCGTGATGAAATTTTCAATTTTATTATGTGCGAATTCAAATTCGTATTCTTCGACTCCGATCGTATACGTATAACGAATCGGGAATGTATTCGGATCGACCGGTAAATATCTGTACTCGTTCATTGAAAAAAGGACCCCGACCAACTCGTGGATTTAACGGGAGGAGGATTTCCCGTTTTTGTCTGTTTTTGCGGAGTTCTACCGCCTGCGGATTTCACACGTCTCAATTGCCTTGTTTTCGCTTCCGCAATCAGAACGGGAAACAAGGAAAGGTTTACCGTAACGTCGTCCCCGGTATCTTTCGTTTCTTGAATATTCAAATCTCCGATTATAAGATTGGGAATCTCGTCCGCGGAACGCCCCAGGTACCGGTTATCGGGGTCGTTCGGCTCCACATATCGAAATACGGAAGGCAACATGGACAAAATTTTTCCGATAATCCCTCCCGTTCCGTAACCCAAAAGAGTGACTAACGCGCCTCCGGACTGCCAACGAACGAGTGTTTCCAATTTTTCATCCACCGTCGTTCGGGATAAGGCGATAACTCCGATCGACGAGGAAAGAAGGGCGTTTAACGTCATCCCTCTTTGCCCCGGAATCACGTGATCCGTGATCGAAGTCATACCGACCTCTTTTTCGACCGTATGGCGGGTGATTTCCGCGGGATAACTGTGTTGAATGTCCAAGGAAACGTTCAGTTCGACCTCGTCGTCTCCGTCCGTGAGCGCGATTTTATCTCTTCCCGATAAGATTCCCATTAGATTGCCTCCGGTGACATTCCGGACCCGAGTCCGATTTTAATTGCGATCTTTTCCAATTCTTTCTCCAAATAATCCCCGAACAACCGCGCGTCTTCTTTCGAAGATGCACCGCCTAACATTACCTTTGCGATATTCACTACGATCCCTCCGCAGCAGGAATTCGATGCGTTTTTGCTCGGAGGTTGGACGGGAACCGCATATCCGTTTGGAAGTGACGGTCCGCCGCTTACTGCGGTTCCTTTGGGAAAATTAAATCCGCCGTCCGGGGAAAATCCGGACGCCATATTAAAGAGCGAAAATTTCTGCGCTTCCTTTGAATCGACTGCCGCCTTCGCATTGTTAGTCTGCTCGGTCCGAGTTGTGTCTCCTCCTACCGCATTCTTAGAATCGCCTAGGAATTTTCCGATCACGGACTCCCCTCCCTCCATCCATGTAAGAAGATCCTGAACGAGTAGGATGATTCCGGCGATCACCGCGGCGACCGCGAGTCCGATCACGATAAACGGAATCCAAGGCGCAACTGCGGCCCAACCCGCAGCGGCCATCGAAAATAACGCGGGAATCATGGCTGCGGTCATCGAAAAGAGAGAGGCAAACGTTACACCCGACGCCATTGCGATTGCGACTAACGCACCAACGGCGACGCTTCCCAATATAACTAGGGCTCCCTTCAATCGGCTTGAAGCCTGTTCACCGACCGTAAAATATTCAAATATTTGAATAAACGCGTTTAAAAACGGACCCAGCGCCTCCAGAATCAAAGTTCCAAAACTCGACTTCAAACCGTCGACAATTGCGGTAAACCGTTCTAAAACCACGGCGGAAGTTCCTATATGAGCTCCATAAGCGGATTGTAATGCGGAATTTTCGCCTAACGCCGCGGAGACGAGTTTTTCTCTTGCGATTCGTTTGGTCGCTTCGGACATACCGGACTCGTTGATTTGCGCGAATTCTTTCGAATAAGCCGCAAACAAAACGCCGTTGTTTTTTAGGAAATCGTCCGAACCGGTTTGAATGGCGTTGTAAGCTTCGGTCATGGAAGAAGACAATGAAGTTCCCGTAACGGCGGAAACCTTTTGAAGTCCGGATAGGTTCTTGGAAATAAAATCCATAGAAACTCCTGCCTTGATCGCGTCGTTTGCGACCTCGGTCAGTTGTTTTTGGTTTGTTAGTCCTCTCGAACTTTCGATCGTCGCGTCGATCGCTTCCTTTAGTTTCGGATATTCCGAACCGGAAAGACTTTTCAAAATTACATTCTGCTTTTCTAATGCAAGTCCCGCTTCAACGGAAGAGGACACAAAAGAAACCGCAAAGTCGAGAGCGGCCGCGCCGACCTTTTTCATTCCTGCTACGAGAAAACCGGAAATCCGATTCGTCATTTCCAAATCCCGATTTATTTTTTGAATCTCGCCATCGGTGAGACCGGCCGCCCTTGCGGTCGCTTGAAATTCTCGTTCGAGTTTTAGATTCCCCTTCGTTTTTGAAATCAAACCGATCAGATCGGACTCTGTGGTTCTAAGATTTTTTGCGAGTCTTGTCAAAGCGGGTTCCGCGTTTCCCGTAAGAGAATCGCCGATGGACTCTCCGAATTTTTTCAAAGCTTCGGCTCCGGATTCGGAAAAGAGATCGAGGGAGTCCGAAAATTCCAAGATCTGAGATCGTAAAACTTTCAATTCCCGAGAGACCTCGTTCTCAAAATCGATCGAATCGATATCCAACTTGATTGTTATGTTCAATTCACGGGCTGCCATACTTTTGTTTTCCTAAGATGTTATCGTTCTTACTTTTTAACGTAAGTTCGTGGAGACCGAACTTACGTTTTTAAAATTCCGTTCCTCGAATCAACCTGGCCAGGAACTTCAACTCCTCGCACTTCTCTTCCGCTTCCCTTTTTTTTCTTCTACCGATCACTTCCATCATTTTCAGATAAAGGACGGTGGGCGCATTTTCTATATCGTTTCGGGTAAAATGCGCCGCACCGAGGATGAAAGGTTGCCAAAGAAACATCTCTCGATCGACTTCCTCGTCGATCCATTTCATCCATTCTTCCACGGAAGGAAGTTCGCCGAAGTCCGGAAATTTTCTATTCCAGTTCCCACTTAAGAAATCGATTCGCGAGGCGCAACCACACCTCCACGTGGTTCGGTTCAATCGTGTCTAACGTAGGTTCGAACGAATGTCCCGTCGAACTTACGCAAAACTTAAAGAACTTATCGAGCAGCTTGTCCTGATTCAGTCCTTCGGTGAGAGAAACGGATTCCTGTCTCCAGCGAAGAGCCTTTCGATTACCCGGATGTTGCAGTTTGTATTTTCTTCCGTCCACAAAGTGGATCTGCGCGACCCTTGCGTCGTCGTCTACCGTTTCGAGGATCGGCTCCGCGGGATTCGTCCGAGTTTCCGACTCGATCTTATTTTTACCTTTAAATTCATTTTCCTGAATATTAGAAATTTTAGCTGTTGTTTGTTCGGTCATGCCGTTAAAACTCCCTTATAATCGGGCAAAAGGAACACCCAGGTTTTATCCTTGTATTCTTTTCCCTTTTCGATATTCGGTCTTTCCCAGACCCTTCCCTGCGCGGAGAAACCCAACATTCCGCCGTCGCTCTTATCCTTGATCGTAAAGACGCAAGGCAGACGTCCTTCCCCCATGGCGAAAAAAAATTCGTTTTCGGGAGAATCGCCCATAAGAGCGACCGTTAGTTTTACTCTTCCGTCGTATACTTCGGAGATGTTCCAATCCCCTTTGATTCCGACCTGAGATAGGATGTATTCCTTCGTGACCGGTTCGATTTTAAAAAAACCGTCGGCTTGACTCATACCTGAAACGTCTCTTCCGTTGCAGTTAACGTTTAATTTCTTCGGATCCCAAATGCCATTCATTGAATTTCTCCTTAAGTAAGTTCGCCGTCTATATCGACTTCGTTGATCGCCCCTCTTAAACGACAGGAAAAGGTAATGTTCGGAAGAATCCGGTTGTTGCGATCGTTTGCAGGAATTTCGTCTATCGTTTCCGGAAGATTGATTTTATACTGATAGTCGCCGAGATCGGAACGGGTTTTATCGGCTTCCGTTTCCACGGGAGCGATGATCCCTTGAACGCCGGCTTGTGCAAAAACCTCTCTCATGCGGGACTCGATCATCTGAATTCCTTGAATGGTATAAGGAACCACGTCCGCGTTTAGAAAAAGTGCGGTTACGTTTTCTCTCAGTCGAGCCTTCAACCAGGCGCGGTTTTCGACCACGTCCGCGTAAACCTTTGCGGTTGAAATTCCCGGATAAGGAACCTGTCTTCCTCCGAAGTCCACGATCAAATTTCCGTTTTCAGCGAAGACGGAACTCGCTTGTGAATTTGTGTATCCCGAGTTTTCAACTCCGTCCAAAGAAAGATAAGCGTAGTTATACGAACCGACTCTGCGAGGCGCGGTGTTTCCCACCCAAGCCGCTTCCGGAAAAGAATCCGGATTTTTATGCAAGGTAAGATATTCCCAGATGGAGTTTCTTCCGTCGAGCGCGGTGATATCGTCGGTGCATGCGAAAAACATCTTTTCGATCGAAGCGAGATAGTCGCCTAACGCGTGTATTGTGGACTTGTCGTGAGCCGTTGCGGTCGTTTTAAACCAAGCGTCCTTTCCGGAATTTCGTAAGTTAGAAATTTCTTCGGGAGCGTTTGCCCAGGAAGTAAGAAGAAAAACGGCTACGGTTTTCGGTCTCGGAGTTTGTCTAAATTCCCTCGTCGCTTGCAGATATTCCTTATCGGAAGAGGTAAAACCGAGTTCCAAAAGGGAGTCTGCCGAAGTGATTTCCATATATCTTTCGTAACTCAAAGCGGTTTGAGGAAAGGAAGACACGATTCCGTTGCCCGCGTTTGCAACTTCTTCTACGTCCACGATCTTGGAAGCGCCGGCTACGTTCGCCACTGCCTCCGCTGCCAGTTTAACCTGATGCGCGTTAGACGTTACAACGCCGGTTCCGTCCGTTGCTACGTTAACCGTAATCACATACGGACTCCCTTCCGTTCCTGCGCCCGTTCGAACGACGGATAACGCGGAATTATTTCCGGAGACGACATACTTAACGTGAATGTTTGAAACTCCGGGAGTTGCTGATTTCCAGATAAGACCGGAAGATCCGCTCGATACTTGTAAGAAATAGGTCGGAGCCTTGATTCCTAAAATCAAAGGTAATCCGAATCCCATTTGAGAGACCGGCGTATTTCTAAGAAATAGATTGATACGGATCGGTTCTATTTTAGAGATTGTTTGTGCGCTCATGTTTCCTCCTGATACTCAACCGTTGGTGCGCTTGCGGTTGGCTGGCCTTGTTTTTCATTGTATTTTCTCGACTGAAATAAAACATCGAAGCCCGTCTTGTATTCGTATCGATTCGCATCCAAAAGAATCGTCTCGTCTTGAGCGGTTCCGGAGATAAGCGAAGGAGTGACGCCGAACTTCTCGCATTCGATCAGGCCGTCCAAAGAATCGAACCAATCCATCGCCTTTTCGGCGAGGTCCCAACAAGTTTCAATCGATGTTCCGTCTAAAAAGGAAACACGAACGGATGCCCTTTGATTTTTACGGATGATTTCTTTGAAACTTTCGGCATCAATCGTCTCGATTCGTTTCGAAGCGTTTTTCGTTAAATCCTGATTCAATTCAAGGATCTTATAAACTCCGTACGGGTATTCGGGTGTGCCCGGATTGCGATCGCCTAAATACATGGGAATCGCCGGATCCGGTTTTTTTATTTCTGCGATCATTTTGTTCATCGCAGATTGTATGTTTTGAAAATTCAT